TTAAGCCATGACCACTTACCTCATCCTCGACGGCCAACTCCGCGCCGAAACTGACGAAGCCGCGATTGCTAACCTTCGCCGCAAGGGCTGGGTGGATGCGCCTGCGAAGCCAAGCGAAGACGCACAGTGGCAAGATGGCGCTTGGATCGTGCCGCCTGCGCCGACCTACACGCCCGAAGCATGGACTGCGATACATTTCTCAGCCATGCAGGTCAGCGCCCTCCAGCGTTTTGAGATGGCGCTGATGCAAGCGGGCAAACCGCTTGGCCCGCTGATGACTGCGTTGAAGGCGTGGCTGGAAGGGATGCTGGTTGCCAGCGTTGACCCGACACCGCGCACATTCAGCGCCCCGCCGTGCAGCTACGAGGCCGCGAGTGCGGAGGCGGTGGCGGGGTTGCAGAGCTAATCGTTTGACCCACGCTTCTCGTCGCGGTTTAGTCAAAACATGAAACTCTTCGTCCTTCTCGCGCTGGCCCTCACCGGCTGCGCGAATCTTTCCGAAGTCCGCTTCGGGTGGGACTACGCCAAAAACACTTTGCACGTTTCTGTGCCGCTCCAAAAACCAACCTCATCGAAATAACATGATCGACTACATCATCGCCCGCCTCAAAGAACCCTCGACCTACGCCGGTATTGCCACGCTGCTCGCGCTCGTCGGCTGGAAACTCTCGCCAGAAATCATGGGTGCCATTGCCTCCGCGGGCATCGCCGTCATCGCTCTGATCGAAATCATCCGCCGCGAGAAGAAGTGAGCGCCGACCAACGCTTCCAGCGTTTGCTGGACAAGTGGGGCGTGACCGACTTCAAGGCCGCGGAGTTTTTCTACCGCGGTGCCAGCGACGAGCGCCTGCAACTTAACACCGATCCTCCGGCCAGCCTGTGGCCGAACATGGAGCGGACGGCCAAGGTGCTGCAAGAGGCTCGCAAGCGACTGGGCAAGGCGATCCGTATCACGAGCGCCTACCGCTCACCGGCCTACAACAAGCGCATCGGCGGCGTCAGTAACTCGACGCACGTTCAGTTTAACGCGCTGGATTTGGTGACCGATAAACCCGCCACGCTGTATCTGCTGCTCCTCGACCTCCGGCGCGAGGGGCTATTCAAAGGCGGCTTGGGGTTGTATCGCAGCTTCGTCCACCTCGACACCCGCGGGCACAACGCTACTTGGCGAGGTTAGCCAGCGGCTCAATGGCTTTGGCCATCGTGGTAATGCTGGCATGCGTGTAGTGATTGGACACAACGGTCGAATCGTGGTCGCAAATTAACTGGCGCACCCGCTGATCAACTCCGGCGTCGAGCAGCAGCGAATTGGTAGTGTGCCGCCACGAGTGAAAGGTGGCGTCCATCGTCCCGCGGCCCTTGCCCTTACCAACGCTTTTGTTTCGGACGATTCCCGCCTTGTCCAGTAGGCGCGAGAACTGCCCGCTGGCCACAGACACAACGGTATCGTAAAGGCGCGGAGTGATCGGGCCGGTGCCGGTAAGGTTGGCCAATTCGCCCACCAGAGGCACGGCGACCACCTTGCCGCGACGGGACTTCTTTTGCGGGATGAACCGCAGGATGCCGCCTTCGATTTCCTCGTAGCGACGGCGACAGGCATCGCCCAAGCGCATGCCGTAGTAGAGGCCGAAGAGGCAGGCAATGCGCCATTCTTTGTCGGTGTGCGCCAGTATCGTCTTGATCTCCTCCGGCGTGAATGACCGCCGTTTGGACGCGCCGTCGGTGCGCTGGAAGGTAAGTAGCTGTGCCGGATTGTCGTCGATCTGGCGCAGGAGCGCGGCCCGCCGCAAGACCGACCGGACGGTGCCAAGCGCGGCCATCGCCGTGTTCTCCGAGTAGCCCTTGTTGCGGAGGTCGCGGTAGAACGCCGTGATGTCGTCCGCGGTGACGTCGCGCAGATCGTGGCCGGATCTCGCGCCCAGCCACCGGCTGAAGTGGGAAACGTCGATTTCGTATTTCTTGATCGAACTGGCTTTGGACGTCCGTGAGGCAAGCCAGCCTTCGGACGCCTTGGCCCATGTGGTCTTTTTCCGCGGACTGGCCACATTGGCGAGCCGGAGCATGGCGTCGAGGCGCGAGGCATACCAATGCTCATCCGGCACCGTGTTGCGTAGCTCGCGGGAGGTGCGCTCCATTTCGTCGGCAAATGCCTTTGCAGCGCGTTTGGAGGTTGTTTTGTGGGGCAGCTTGGTGCTACGCATAGTGAGTCGCCAAAAGCCGCCACGCTGGCTTTCCGGCGCGGCAATCCATACTCTCATGCGGGCTATCCAATAGGGGGATTTTGGGACGGTGATGACAGAGGCCATAGCGGGAATAATTACTACGGAAACTTATACAGCAAAATGTGCCAAATACATAAAAAAAAGCATGAATTTACTCTGTAACAGAAGGGGCTGAACGAGTTATGGGATCTTTGAGAAATCGGCGTTTTTACTCTGTAGAATTGGCTCGCTCGTAAAAAGTTAGCACACCCAGTTACCACAGCTTTTCCCCATTTGCATTTTTTTCCGCGCTGGGTTTGACTGATACCCATGCCATACGCCGACCCGAAGGAGCAGAAGGAGGCTATGCGCCGTCGCTATCGGGAGCGGTATGAGAACGAGCGCGGGTTCCGGCAAAAGGAGAGTCGCCGGAAGGCCGCTTACTACGCCGAGAACCCGAAGTATCGGAAGCGCGTCATCGCCAAGTCCAAGGCGCGGAAAAAGGCATGAAACTTTTTTAAAAAAAGGGGTTGACGGGTTCAGTGAACCTGCTACTTTTTCTATCGAACCCACAAGGAAATGCCTTCGCAGCACTCCCCAGACAAAGAACCTCTCTCACTACAGGTTCCGCGCACCACGGTCATGCGACTTCGTCGTATCGCTCGTCGTCGAAAAGTGCCAATGGCACAAATCGTCAACGAGATTTTGGCCGCTCAAACATCCACCACCGAACTAACAGCAAAAGACTATGCAGCAATTGCCCATGCTACAAAACAAGCGGAAGAAACCGGCAGACGTATTGCCACTCAATATCCAGATACCCCGTGACGTAAAGGCGCGGCTCCTCAAACAATCAAAAGCAGAGTTCCGCTCGTTGAGCGCCCACTGTGCTTTTCTTTTGTCCGAAGGTTCAGTGAACCTTGAGAAAGGAGATGCGTGAACTGGGACAAGTTTTTCAGCAGTCCGCATCTGATCGAATCAGCCAAGCGCCGATTGTCCGAACGGGTTGTTAGCAACGGGGAGTGTTTGCTGTGGCAAGGATGCCGTGGATCACGCGGCTACGGCCACATGGCTGTTGGTAAACGCAATCGCGAGGCAACGCATCGCATCGCGTGGGCCATCGCCAACAATCAGCGCCCTCCGGCTGGCATGCACGTTATGCACTCGTGCGACACGCCGCAGTGCGTGAATCCCGCGCACTTGTCGATTGGCACAGCCAAAGACAATCAGCGCGATTGCACAAGCAAGGGCCGCAGAAACGCGGCGAGGGGATCAAGTCACAAAAGTGCTAAAACAAACGAGGACGCTTTGATTTTTGCGGCGGCGCTCTTTGCTGCCGGTCAAACGTATCGCAGTATTTCGGCAAGGCTTGGCATTTCTCGTGCGGCTTTAGTCAAAACCTTACAAGGCCATCGCTGGCCCCACATTCAACCAGTGCTTCGCGCAATTCTTGGACGCGAACAAGGGAGGGTCGCAGCGTGACCCTGCTTGAAAAAGCGCGGTCTATGCCGCCCGCGGAGACGCACCGCTACGACACCATCGTAGACGCCGTCGAGTGTCTACGCCGCAAGGGGTGGACGTTCCGCGCCATTCACCAGTGGCTGCAAGAGCAGGAAGTCAATGTCCACGAGAACTACATCACCTTCGCGTCGGCCATGTGCCGCCGCATTCAACACAGACGAAACAAACAATGAACCAAGAACCCGAACTGCAACTGCAACTACCGACCTTCGCGCTACGCGAAGTCACAGCCATCACGATGGGCGTCGAGGCGACGCTCTGCCGGTGGTGGAAGTGGCGCAACGACGACCCGACATGGCGCATCCGCGTCCGCGACTGCGTCGCCGTCCTCCGCAAACTCAAGGAAGCGAGGTGGGCGTAATGGACACCGCGCTCGTCCTGTTTCTCACCGCCCTCTGGGGTCTGACCATCGCGCTCGCATGGACGACGGGCTGGGCACGCGGCTGGGAACACGCCAGCGAAGAGCATCGCTGGCACCGCTGGTTTGTCCGGCGGGAAGAAAACCGCATCACCAAGATTTAGGCATGCGCTCCACCAAAGAAAAACCCGCCCCCGCAGCATGCCGCGAGGACGGGCCAATGAACAAGAAAGGTCAAACTACAATGAGTCAAGAAATGGGTCAACTCGCGTTGCCAAAAGCCGCGCCGGTTGCAATCAGTATCGACAATCATGGAGTGCAATTGCGCTCCTTTGATGAACTGGGCCGCTTTTGCAAAGCGGTGATAAACTCCGGCCTCGCGCCGAAATCGTTCAACTCACCGGAAGCGGTGATGGTGGCGATCCAGCACGGCATGGAACTGGGCCTCGCGCCTATGCAGGCGCTCCAGTCCATCGCCATCGTCAATGGCAAGCCGGTCGTCTACGGCGACACGGCTCTGGCGCTGGCCACCGCGCACCCCGCGTTCCTCGACATCGAAGAGAGCGTCGAGGGCAACACCGCAACATGCGTGGTCAAGCGCAGGGATCGTTCCGCGGTCGTCCGCACGTTCTCCGAGGCCGACGCCAAAAAGGCCGGTCTGTGGGGCAAGGCAGGCCCGTGGCAGCAATACCCGTCGCGCATGCTCCAGATGCGGGCGCGTAGCTGGGCACTGCGTGATGCCTTCCCCGACGCTCTGCGCGGTCTGGGCATCCGCGAGGAAGTGCAGGACTACCAGATCAAGCAGGCCCGCGGGCGCGAAGTCGCGTCCAGCGTGGTGCTGCCGGAAGCGCCGACAACCGCCGCCGAATACTTTGAATCGGCGGTGGACAAGGTGGCCGCGGCAAGCGGACTGGGCGACTTGTTTGAGGAGGTGACGAAATGAACACCGGCATCCTCTCGCTACCGGAGGCGCAATACCGCGCTGCCGAGGGTATCAGCAAAAGCGCGTTGGACTACATCGCCCCGCCGCGGACGCCCGCGCATTACAAGGCATACATCGATGGCCTGCTGAAGACCGAGACAACGCCCGCCATGCGGCTGGGTTCGATGATCCACCGCGCTATCCTTGAACCGGAAACGGTCAAGGGCGCGTGGGTCGTCCGACCGGAGGGCATGGTCTTCACGACCAAGGAGGGCAAGGAGTGGAAGGCATCGCAGACGCTGCCGATCATCACCGCCGAGGAGGAGGCGACCATCACCGGAATGCGTGACAGCGTTCACGCGCACCCCGCGGTGAAGCGTGTGCTGGCCAACGCGAAGACGGAAGTTTCGCTATTCGCAAATGGCGAAGACGGCGTCCTACGCAAAGCCCGCATCGATGCGCTGCCGGAATCCGGCAACGTCATCGTGGACGTCAAGTCCTGCCAGTCCGCAGATCCCGACCTCATGGCCAAAAGCGTCGTCAGCTACCGCTACGATGTGCAGGCCGCGTATTATCTGGATATCTGCCGCCTGCTGGGGATCGACAAGTCCGAGTTCCTGTTCGTGTGCGTCGAGAAGCAACCGCCGTTCGCGGTCGCCGTCTATGCGCTCGACCAGACGGCAATTGAGTGGGGCCGGAAGCAATACCAGCGCGACCTCGCTGCTATCGCAGATTGCGAGAGCAAAGACCACTGGCCGTCGTTTACCGAGGACATCACCACGTTGGCGCTACCGGCGTGGGCGCAGCGTCAAGCGGAGGCTGTGCTATGAACCGCTTCCACGCCCCACTGGACAGCGTGACGGAGCAATCCGTCCGCATGGCCAACAACTACGAATATATGGTGCCGGTCGAAGTCGCTTGGGGTTTGGAGCAGCGACTTAACCAAGCACTGGCAGAGTGTGACAGGCTTCGCATCGTCCAACGCTCGCAAGACAAGGCGTTCGATGCGCTGGCACAAGAGTACTACAGGGCGCGACAGCAGCGGGGGGCATCCGTATGACTTGGGGCACCCCACTCGTGCCCACCAGCAAGGGAAGGTGGGGGGCCAAGGTGCCCCCCGCCGAATGGCGGGCGAGACTGATGACCGTCGAGGCACCGGCCCGCTATGCGTGCGCTCGCATCGTGTGGTGGGAGTTTTTCTCCATGCGACTCGTGCCGGAGCGTTGGGGCCACATTGACATGATGCTTCGCCGCCGCGACGAGGTGCCGGATGACGTTCTCGTCGAGGCGCTGGTGCAAGTAGGCGCACCGCGGGCATGGGCCGAGAAGCGGATCATCGTTAAACCGCGGGCACGCCGAAAGGTCGGAGGTAAATGGACATGATCACCGCGATCATCCAAGGCGACCCGCCGACGGTAACCGCCCAGCAAAAAGGCGTCATGGTTCGCAATGGCCGTCCTATGTTTTTCACAAAAAAGAAAGTCAAAGACACACAGGACGCGCTGGTCATGCAGCTACGGAAGTTCGCCCCGCGTCAGCCGGTCGAGTTTCCGGTGCTGATCAAACTCAAGTTCGCGTTCCGCGTGACCAAGAGCAGGCCGCACGAGCGGGTGCATGGCGTGCGACCGGACATCGATAACCTCACAAAAGGAGTTTTGGACGCCCTCACACCCGCGGGATGGCTCACAGATGATGCGCTGATCGACCAGCTTGTCGTCGAGAAGTGCCGCGTGGGCGACCCGTATCTGGAAGTGACGATGAAGGAGAGACAATGAAATGGCTTAACATCGAAATCAGCATCCTCCGTTCGCCCGACTACGTCGGTGCGGAGCCGGTGGAACGCGCAACGTGGCTCAACCTCTTGGCCTACTGCGCGGATCAAGAAAACGGAGGCGTCATCCGCAATTGCCGGTCATGGAAATGCCGCCAGTGGCAGCAGACTTGTGGTATCACCTCTGCTGAAGCACAGCTTGAAGCACAGCTTTACCAGTGGGCTGGCGACGATCTGCTCGTTTGCCATTATCCGGTGAGCAAGGAAGCGGAGTTGAGGGCCAAGCGCGAGGCGGGTGCCAAGGGCGGCAAAGCCAGTGGCAGAGCGCGTTCCGAAGCACAGCTTGAAGCAGTGCTTGAAGCTGACCTTGAACGGAAAGGGAAAGGGAATGGAAAGGTAAAGGGAATGGAAGGGGAAGATCCGGTGCCCACCGAGGTCGTTGAGACTCCTACTTTGGAACAATTCAAAGTCGCGGCCAGCATGCTCATGGTCGAGGAGGACATCGCGGAGGAGATTTGGCATGACAACGAGAGCAGGGCCATCGCCCCTTCCGGCCACTGGACGGGCTGGAATGGCCAGCCAATCCACAACTGGCAGGCGAACATGAAAGCCAGAGCCGCCGCAATTGCGCGTAAACGGCCCGCGAAGGCTTTGACTAAACCAAAAGGGGTCTGGGATGCCAAACAGGGCATCGACGCCTTAAAATCGAAACTGGAGCGAATGAAGGGCGACCCGCGTCTGCGTCAGCACAAAGCTGACTGCCCTTGGGAGACGGAGTGGAAGCCGGAGGCGAAAGCCGAGGTCGCCCGCATCCGCGCCAAGATCACCGAACTGGAAGGGCTGGTGGCAGCGTGAAGGACATGCATGGCACAAAGCTTAACGCTGGCGACCGCGTGTTTGTCTACGCTGCACGCTACGAGCGCGAGCAGGAGGCAAGCGGGGCGTGGCTGGTTGATCAAACGCGGCCACTGCCCGTGGCGGATATCCCAATGGCCCGCGGCAAGATTGTCTGGGACGACTATCTGCTGGCCTTTGTTGTGAGCTACGAGTGGGTCTGCGAGGCGTGGAATGGCAAGGCCGGTGCGCTCATGGGCGGCGGCGAATATGCTTACGAGCGCGATGACATTTGACCCACACGAGACAATGACGCATGCCCAACACACTGGAGTCCTATATCCAGCATGTCCTGCAAGACGACGAGATCACGGTGATGAACATCTTGGCCGAGCATTGCTATCTTGTCTCCGACAACGCCACGCGGGCCGAGGAGGTCGCCAACACCGGAGCGGTGGTCGCATGGATGGAGCGCAACCCGCAGTATTTTCGGCGTGGTTTAGTCAAAACAAAACGCAAATGAACTTTGGGGCGCTGGCACAAAATCAAACGCAAACTCTGGGGAGGGTGAGCGCCAAGACAAACGCCAGCGCCCCGCACTTTAGGAGGAGCGGGATGGGCAATGCTTACTACGACGCTCATCCGAGGCACGTTGCCGTTGCCCAGCGTCAGCGTGCCGCACTTTTACCATGATGCTGGAACTGCAACGCCCGTTCCCCGTTGACACACCGCTTGGCTATGGCTGGGCGATCATCGTGTCCCGCGAGAGCAACCTCGCCAACGACATTTGGACGGTGGTCATGGAACGCGACGGCGCGTTTGTCCACTTCCGCAGCGAACAAATCTGGGCGCTCCCAAACGGGACGCTCGACATCAACACAACACCAAACACATGCAATACAACGACGACAACCGAGGTGCCGCTTTTCCGCGGCAATCAGACAACCACAAAGCGCCCAAGTGGAGCGGCCCAGTCAAGATCGAAGGCAAAGACTACGAGATCAGCGTCTGGGAGCAAACGAGCAAAAGCGGGAAAGACTTCCTCTCGCTGAAATTCGGCCCACCTTGGCAACCCAAGGAGAAGGGCACCAACTACAACGCGCCGAAGGTGGAGACACCGCGGACGACTGACGCACCGGACGACGACATTCCCTTCTGATGCCGCTTTTTGAAACAGCACAGCACCGCGAGGTGGAGGAGCGGATCATCCGCACCGCCGCCGAGCATTTCAAGTGCGAGGCCGCGCCATGCTCTAAAGCCTATTGCGTGGATGCTGTGCTGTTTCGGAACGGGCGTGCTGTGGCGTTTGCCGAGGCGCGTCAGCGCAAGGACAAGGACGGCGAACTACTCTCCATCCATAAATACAACACGCTGACATGGAGCGCCCAAAAATACGTTCACGTTATGCAGATGACCGACCTCTTGCCGGTGGCGTTTTGCGTCGAGTGGCAGGAGGGGATTCACTACATGATGATCCAGCGCAAACCGTATCCAGTGGGCTACATGGTGCCGAATAAAGTGCGGTGGGAGCCGGACAAGGAACCCGTCGTTCACATTCCGGTCAGCGAGTTCAAACTCATCGCACCGAGGGAATACACATGGTAACCATTGACTACGTCATCCAAACCAGCGCACGCACCGCCAACCGCCTGCCGGTGACCAAAAACTGGACACGCCACGTTGCCGCGCCTTCGACGGTGCGCTACGCGGGCGACGAGCAGGTGGGCCGCGGCGATTACCTTTCCGCGACCGAGAAGACTCTTTACGCCATCGATACCTTCAAGCCGCACTACGATTGGCTGTATGTGATCGACGACGACGGCTACGTCAACGTGCGACGACTGGAACTGCGACTGATCGATCTCGACCCCGACGAGCATCACGCCATTGGCCTTGTGCACGGCAAGCTGACGCACGAGGACGCGAAGCTACCGGCATTGCATGGAGGGTGTGGGTTTGCGCTTTCTCGCGCCACCGCATGTCAACTCCAGCAGATGCACTGGCATGGCGAACTGGTCACGCATCCTCGGAGCAGTGACGCCACCGTGTCGATCAACTTGCACCGGATGCGCGTGGTGCCGACGCATGATGTCCATTTTACAAGCGAACTACCAACCGACGACAAGTTCATCGCGTGCCACCGCGTGTTGCCGACGACACCGGAGGCGATCATTCAACGAATCAATGGCGAACAACGTATGGTAGTTGAGGCGAGCGAAGCGAAGCCGAATAATGTTCTGGGGTTTAGTCAAAGTGTGGGTCAAGGCTAATCGTTTGACCAACAGAGTAGAAGAGACGCAGCGACATGACCTCACAAACCGAGAAAGACAAGCGGATCGATGCCATTGCCGAATGGATTATCGGCGGCATGCGTTACTGTGATGTGCTTGCCAAAACTTGCACCGAATACAAGGTCTGCGACCGAACGGCCCGCAGCTATATCGGAGAGGCCAACGCCATTGTGCGTGAGGCTCGCATGACCATGAAAGAGTCACAGATCCACGAGGTGGTCGATTGCCTCCAAGACACCTACGGAAGCGCACGGCGCAACAACGACCATTCCGCGGCGACCGGCGCAATGCGCGAACTGATCAAGCTGCTGGGGCTGGCCGAACCCGACAAGCAGGAGGTCAAGCACGACGTCACTGACCCGATCAAAGCCCTGCTCAACAACGTGGTCAACAGCCCCGACCAACCCAAACCGCGTGGATGACAACGCCGATCTGACCGACCCGCTCTGGCGTCTGTCTCATCTTTACCACATCAAGCGGGCCGACGATGGCCGCGTGATCAAGTTTGAGCCAAGGCCGGAGCAGCAGCGTGTCTACGACATGCTGTTTCTGGAAGGCTGCAAGCGCCTCATTATCTTGAAGGCGCGGCGTCTGGGCATGAGCACCGCGCTCGACGTCCTACTGACAGATCAGATGCTGTGGAACGCGGGCACGCAATGCTCGCTCGTCGATCAGACCGCGGCGGATGCGGAGCGCAAGCTGGCTACCATTGCCAAGGTCGCTCTCGACAATCTCCCCGCGGGCACGCTGCAACACATTGAGAAGCTACGCGACTCCGGTTCGATCTTGGAGGTGAGCGTCAATGGCAATGCCGCGTCCTCCTTCTTTGCCGGTTTGCGAGCGCGTGGTGGCACTAACAACTGGCTGCATTTGTCCGAGTGGGGCGTAGTGCAGGCTGATGATCCAAGGCGCTCCGAAGAGATCCTCACCGGAGCCATCCCGTCCGCGGAGCATGGCCGCGTCATCGTCGAGACAACGTGGAAGGGCGGGCGAGGGGGTCATCTGTGGGACATTGTCAAGCAGGCAATGGAAACACCGGACAGCGAGAAGACGGACAAAGATTGGAGGGTCGTCTTCTTCCCGTGGTGGAAAGATCCGACCTACATATTAAAGGGAGACGTCCACACCGTTAATAAGGCGACCGCGGAGTATCTCGACGACATGCAGGCCCAGACCGGCCACACGTTCTCACCGGAGCAACGGCTCTGGTATGACCGCCAAGCGAAGCAGCTTGGTATGTTCATTTTTAGAGAGTTTCCCACCACCGTAGAGGAGTGCTTCAAAAGCCCCGTAGAAGGAGCTATCTACGCGAGCGAACTGGACAAGCTGCGTGCGGCGGGCGCTATCGGCCCGCTCAAGGTGGATAACAGCTACCCCGTCCACACATCGTGGGACATTGGAAGCCCTATCAACACCGTCACATGGTATTGGCAACTGGTCGCCGGAAACGAGGTGCGCGTCATCGATGTGGACATCGATCTGGATCTGACGCCTGTGCAGCGCGTCGCGCACATGATGGCGAAAGGATACAATTACGGGAACCACTACTTGCCGCATGACGCCGCCGCACAGAAGAACACGAGCGGGCGAAGCGACGAGGCCGAGTTGCGCGAAGCAGGACTGGTCAACACGCGCATCGTCCCAAGGACGCACGATGTGTGGATCGGGATCAACCGCCTCACGCAAATGCTGCCACGCTTCAGCTTTCGCCTACCGCACTGCGAAGCAGGGGTCACCGCGCTGTCGAACTACGCCTACAAGCGGGCCAGCGCCACTGGCATCGTGGTGCATGAACCAGTGCATAACTGGGCCAGCCACGCCGCCGACGCACTTCGCATGTTGGCCGAGGCCGAGGCCGCATCGATGCTCAAGACCGGCACCGCACCGCGGGAACCGGCGGTGGTCGTCACTGGCATCCGTGATCTGGGTTGGAGCGACCGGAGGGCTGTGGTTAGACGATGACTCCACTCGACAAAGTCCGCGCCTTGTATACGGACAACAGTCCGCGCACCTTTGCCGAGGATCTCACCGCACACATGCAATGCGGCTACGTTTTCTCGACACCGGAATATCTGCTTATGGTGCGTCCGGTCTGGAGCAAGGCACCGCAAGAACACATCAACGATGTGTGGATGGCCTTCCCGCCGCAACTTTGGGACGCTTGGTATGTCTACGCTTTTGCGTTGCGCGACGACGGAGGCTTGCAGGGTTTAGTCAAAAATCTTTTGACCCACATGCCCTTTTACCTTCCTCTCGTCGCATGGGAGCGATCCGGCGACACCTTGTCGTTTTTCTCCACCGACAAACTTTTCCACAAATATGCGAAACTACACACGTTCACCCATTGATCTGACGTCGCGCTGCCACTTTGGCGGTGGTGGCTCCACGCCGCCTCCCGCACCGGCCATGCCCGCCTTCACGCCGCCTCCGCTTCCTGCCGCCCCGCCGCCGCCACCGCCGCCACCGGAGATGCAGAACATGAGCGCGGGCGATGCCGCCAACCAGCAGCGCCAAGCCGCGGCCAAGCGCGACGGGTTCCGCAAATCCATCCTTGCCGGTGAAACGGGAGGATACCGCAACCCCGCCACAGGATCGGCCCCGAACAGCCTCCTTGGCTGATGAATGACGCTAACCTTCACGCTGGCTTGCTTCG